TGCAAAGTCACCCTGTGCATTCTTTGTCACCGACATCACGTATTGATAACGCAACATGACTTTTTCAGCCTGCGACATTGTATCGTATTGCTTTGTGATTCCTTGCGAAAATGCATAGGCTTTCACGTTGGCTTCGGTCATTACAATACCCAAACGTTTTAATGATTCGGTTTCACCTGTAAAAATTCCGTTTAATGCTGTTTGTGCAACATCAATTCGAATGTTTTTAAAGGATGCCATATCACCGGCTAAACCAACTAATGATGTGGATAATTTTGCAGCCTCACCAACACCTAATCCCATAGATGTTGCCATGTCACCGAAATTGGATGCCATATCCAATGCCGTTCCTGATGCAATACCGTATGTTTTCAATGATGTTTTGGCAAAATCTGTCACCGATGATGATGCACTTTTAAATGACACATCAACTTTGTTCAATGATTCATTGAAATCAGATGCCATTTTAATTGATGCCGCACCGGCCGCCAATAATGGTGCCGTCACATATGTGGACAATGTTTTGCCCATATCCGCCGCTTTCTTTGAAAATGCGACTAATGATTTCTGTGCATCCGATAATGCTAAATCAAGATCGGTTGCATCACCGGTTATTCGTACTTTTAGTTCCTCTGCCATAATGTAAAGTTAAAAAAAAAGCCAACCTATAATTTAGATTGACTTTTTTCAATTTGTTTCAAAAATGCCTCGAATTGTTCCGGTGTTGATTTCGGTTTGCCTTTCTCCAAATACACATCCTGTGGCAACGGGAATAATTTATCAGGTGAAATTATTTGTGATTTTTTGGTGGCATTCGAATTTACAATCATCGTGGAAATAAATCGTGTCATTTCCCAATTCAAGTTTACATTTACACTCCAAGACTCCCCCAACAACGCATTTTCCTTCCAAGTATTACGCCAAAACTGATCCGGTGGAATACCTGCCTGACCGATATAAAAATCAAGCATTCGATCCCACGTTAGGGGTTGATCTGCTTTGGGTTTTTTGTCGATTTTTCAACGTTTCTACGTACACCGGCATTCAGGTCATTGCCCAAAATTCTTGATTCCATTAATGTGTTCACTAATAATGTCAATGAATCCGGTGTCATATCCTCCATCCACGATCCTACCTGAAATACATTGTAATCAATAGGGTTTCCGTTTTCTTGATCATATGCCAAAATCCCCGCATATACTAATGCACGCATTGTGTTCAATGAAATACCCGATGAAAATACTTTGTCAATTTCTGAAATTTTGTGACCGCTTGCATCCTCAAATGCAACCCAAAAATTCATGCTGAAATGTAGTGTGCGATCCTTACCGCCAATGTTTAATTGACAATAACCACGTTTGCGATTTTCCATTGTGTTTGATTAGGTGTTTAAACTTTAAAACCCGGCACCATTTTGCTGATGCCGGGAGTATATTTTAGCAATCAACAAATTATACGTTTGTTGACTTAACGATTGCTCCTGTCAATGTGATTGAACCTGAGAATGTCACCGCCGCTTCCATTTCCGCTGATTGCTCGATTGATGCAATGTAACCTTCTGCCGTGTAAACCGTGTCACCTGATGCAGCCGTTCCAAATACACACGTGATGATTGTACGATTCAAAACGAAATCAACTAATTCCTCAGCATTTGCAGCCGATGCGTAGTTTACTAAACCATCAAATGAAATTTCACCTGAACGTAAACCGCTGATTCCCTCAGACCAACCGCCTGAATCCTTTGTTGTTGCATCTGCAATGTCTTGTGAAATAGACAATGTGCATGATGTTGTGTGTGCAATTGCAGTCCCCTCAACTTTGATCAATAGGTTCGTGCCGTTAAATACTCCCGATGTTGCCATATTTTTGTTTAATTTTTATGCTCTTATTTTATGCAAATATATTCAAAATGCATTATACATTTTGCCATTGAATATTTAAGTTTTCCCAATTGGTAAACACCTGATTCCATATCAATCGTGTATCGGTATAAATCCGGCCCGAAATCTTAAAATCAACCGAATACGTTGAAACGTTTTCCATCTGTGAAACCTGCTCAACGTTTTGGATATACCCTAAACCATAATAAAACATCCCGGCCGTTTGGAATACCCATTGAACTTGTGCACGTGTAATTATTCTGTCCACAAATTGATTGTAATTCATTGCATCTGAATAATCAATCAAACCATCCGCCGTGAATGATGCCGATCGTTTACCGGCTAAAACTTCTTTCCAACCTTGTGAATCTTTATTGGTAAATTCGGCCATGTCCATTTGCAAAGACATTGTGGCTGATTTGGAATGTCCTAATGCCACATCGCCTTCATACAGAACTACGTTTGTGCCGTTTACTAATGCCATTAAACCGCAGGTGATTCAATTTCCGTCAATAATGGTGCCGGTGTTGGTTCCGGTGGCACAGGTGGGATATAATCGCCTGTGATGGTCAAATTTAATTGCTGTGCAACCCAATCCCATGCATATGAATCAAATTCCCATTGTGAATAATCATCACCAAACATTGTTAAATTGCCCTGTGCAACTTGTGCGCCAATTGTTTGATCATCATTTTGCGCACTTAATGAATAGTAAAACGTTGCTGAATTGCCCAACGTTACATTGACCGCATATGCGTTCAAAATTTTGGCCTCTTTTACATGACCATTGTCCCAAATTGAAACCTGTTCGATTAACTTCATATCTATAATTCTATTTCTTCTTCAATATTTGTGAACTCAACACCCTCAACCCAATCTTTCAGGAATCCAAATTCTTCTAATCCATCCGGATTAATTACCTGAATTAATTCAAAATCAACCTCAGTTAAATTTAATGCTTTTGATTTCTCAGTCAATTTCTTTAATCCATCTTTTGTGTACGAATAGCCTCCATTTTCTTTCAAAATTAGGTTGCCATCCTTATCAACTGATGCATTGTCCAATCTGTATTCCTCAGCCTGCTCCTCGTATTTATCCAAATATGGCTTCAATTTATCGTTAATTTTAGCCAATTTCTTTTGTGCCTTTGTCTTTTGATCACCTGCAAAATGGGATAAAACACGTGACAAAACAATGATTTCTGCGTACTTCTTTTTCATTTTATGTTGATTTGGTTGTTTAATATGCAAATATACTGATTATGGACAATACGTTGCACCACTTACAATTTGAATTGATCCGTTGTATCCGGATGGAATATTTGTTTGTGGCCCTTGTGAAATGCCGTTGTAATAAAAAAAACGATTAGTAAAACCGGGCAAAATATACCTTTGTCCAACCCCTAATGTTGGGAAAATACGTGTCCACGCACCTGCACCACCATCACATGGTGTTAATTGATAATATGTGTATGTAATTGCAACTAATTGGCTTTTTACGACCAATTTATTGTTTGGTACACCTGACAATGGTGCTGATTGAATTTCAATATACGATTGAATTAATTCCTTTCGCACGCAACGGCTTGCTGAAACACCTGATGGTGGCATCGGTAATAATTGCAGAAAATACCCATTATTGCAGGCATTGATTAAGCTATCCCACGAACACGTTTGATTGGATGCGACTGATGTCCATTGCATATTATGCTGCGTTTAATTTTGCTTTTAATTCTGCCACCTCTTTTTCTAATCTTGCAATTTTAGCCGTGTGAACTTCACGATATGATAAATTCAAAAATCCATCAGCATTTTTTGTCACCGCATATGGCATAAATATTTCAGCATCCTGTGCAAAATATCCTAATTCAATTTTGCCATTTTTTTCATATAATTTAGCTTCTAAATGCTCAATACCGTGAATTATTGGATTATCGTTAATTAAAGTTTTTAGGCGAAAATCTGATGACTCAAAAAATGATGTTGCTGTGATTGATCCTCTATAATATCCATTCCCACCTGCTGATAAATATACACCAACGGTTCCGGCACCTACAACATACATACCCCAATCATTTGCAGGCCCATATGCACCGGTGAAACTATTGTAAGAATATCCAATCCCATACATTGATCCTGTTGATGTAGCCGTAGGAACATATGGATCGCCTAAACAATAAATTGGGCCTGTTGTATTTGTATTTTCAACACCTGAATACTTACCGTTTAAATATCCTGTACCTGCCGAACTTCTACCATAGGATGCCGCAGCAGTAGTTCCATTTACAAACAATTTATAACCTGCGTCTGTGGTAGTGCCAATTAATATATTACCATTAGTTTCAATTGAAATCCTTGTTGAACCATTAGTTCCTAGCCATAATTTTGGCGTTGAATATATTTCGGAAAATGATGATGTTGAATAAATATATGTATTAAATGTTCCTGATGATGCTAGTGTTAAAATACTAGCTACTGAACCATTAATGGTTAAATTCCCTCTATCCCCTGCTGTTAAGATTGGAGCTGTTGTTCCAATTGCTGTACCTAAACTAGTGATTCGTACACGTTCGGTGGAACCTGTAAATAAAGCTAAATTTACTGCTACATCTGCATTATTAACATAGGAAGACTGAATGTAATTGTAAGCCCCCGATTCGTTTACACCTAAATTTATAGCTCTTCCTCCTACAGTATTATGTATTGTAAACCCATTTATCATATTACCTGATGAAGCAGGAGCTGCAGCATCTACGTTAACATTTAATTTACCAAATGACGAAAGAGTACCTATTGATACATTTCCTGATGGATTAATATAAATTGCATCTCTACCTAAACTGCCATTTGAAGAATATTGACTAAATACAATAGCCGCATATGTATTTGTTGCATTACTTGTTGAAGCAAATCTACTAATGTTTGTAGAAATATAATCCATAAAAGTCGAACTTCCTACAATTGCAGGTAATTGACCTAATGATAATAAATAAGTTCCTGCCGTGACACTAGACGCAAACGTGGCTGCTCCTGTATTTAATATTTGTAACGCACTTGTATAAGTAGCATTAATCTCAGCAGTATTATTTGCAGTTACCAAAAAGTTTAGTCCTACTCCACCAATTGCAGCATCTCTTAATGGTTGAATTTTAGAACCACCACTTACAGTTGTTCTAATAAATTCAATACCTCCTGTAAATACGCTAGATGAGGTAGTAGAAATTACTTTTATTCCATCGGTACTATTTGCTCCATTATTAAAAATTCCACTTGCTGCAGTTATACTAGAGATAAACATACCTGCACCATTAGAATCAATAGTTGCCCTTACTACCCCGCCAGTGCCATCTGTATTTTCGGTAAAGAACCTTAAAATCCCTACTGCATTAGCATCAATATTATATCTGTTAATAGGTGTTATAAATGTAACATTAGGGCTTTCTCCTCCTGATGCATTTTGCAAAATCAAACCGTTCGTAGCTGAAGCATTTATAGTAACACTTCCACTAAACCTGCCCGTACCATTTACATCAAGTTTGTAGCCTGCGTCTGTGGTTGTATTTATTAAAACTTTGCCTTTAAAATAACCAAATCCGCCTTCTGTCAAAAATACACCTGCACTACCTCCACCGGCAACGTACATTCCCCAAGTATTTGCCGGGCCATATGCTCCTGTGAAATTGTTATATGAATAACCAATACCATACATTGTGTTCAATGTTGTACTTGTAGGGGCATAAGAATCCCCTAAGCAATAAATTGGCCCTGTTGTAACCGTAGTTTCAACACCTTCATATTTGCCATTTAAATATCCTGTACCTGCTAAACTTCTTGCATATGATGATGATGTGATTGAATTTGTCCCCAAATTTACATTTGTTGTTGCTCCTGTATATGGAACATATCCACTTAAATTTGGGCCGGTTGT